TGAAGAGGCTCCTTCTGAGATTGTATATTCTTTTGGTGATTTTGATGAAGAATTTAGTTTTGGAAAGGATTTTGATTCTGTATTTGACAAGGATTTCTTTAAACAATCGACGGAAGAAGTATCTGAGAGCACTGGACATAATTTTGTGCCTACTGTTGCTAATGGAGATATTCATACAGATTTGTATACATTACTGCAGAGAAATTGGAGGAGTTGTCTGCCTGCTTTTGCATTGAGTGCGACAGTCATAGGGTTGGCTGTTGCGTCAGTGATTCAGCTCGTTCGCAATGTTTGGTCTATGTTTTCTCGTCCTGGCATTCAAAGTGCCGAGGAGAAGACTCCCGAGCCGATACCTGGGGAAAAAGAAAATCCGTGGAGAGCCAGAAGATATAAATCTGTACCGTTGATAAGACGGTCGCAGGTTAGTGCCTCAACATCATGTGCTGATCTTATTCGCATGCTGGAGAGTCAGATGCGGGTATGTCGCATTGACTGCGGACCAAATAGTTCGTTATGCAATATTGTTCCTTTATGTGGTGAGTACTGGCTGGGGCCAGCTCACTCATTGATGCATGATACTGCATTTAGAGTTAAATTGGCCGATTGTGCGCGGGATGATCTTGGTATAAATGGTGTGTCCGAAATTCGATCTCCAGGTGATGTTAAGCAAGTTGATGGGACGGATTATGCTATAATCCGTTTTACATCTACACCACCTAGAAAAGGATTTATCAATTATTTCCCTGATAGTCACGTTGTTGGCAATACTGTTGCTACATGTATTTATCGACCGCGCGGTGACTATGTTCCGAGAAAGGATCCAAATAGGGATCAGATATTGTCCCATATGGAACAGGAATCTGATAGATTTGGATGTTTTGTTACTATGACGAACGTTGAATCGGTTGCTAAGCATCAGGTTGGCCAGGAGAACTATCATGGTTATAGGTATGAATATCCTCCAGGAACTTTTAATGGTTTATGTGGTATGGCATTGGTGATCCAGGCGCGCGGATCAGTGATATTGGGTTTGCACCTTGGAGGTGCAAAAAATACTGGTGTGGCTGGGGCCATCACCAACACTGAGCTGCATGACACCATACGGAAATTTGCCGAGCCAATTATAGAATTGGTCGGAAATGGAGGCGTGGATGATGTTCAGTATGGTTATAGTTTTGACCAGCCAGCACTTAATATTGCTGATGCCCCTATCAATCCGAAACATTGCATGAATTACATGGACGCTGATTTACCTTCAGCCGTTGAAGTCTATGGTGCCCATGATAAGGGCACTAGGACACTGCGGTCGGAGGTGCGACCAAGCATTATAAGCGCAGCAGTTACTGAAATCATGGGAGTCAAGAACATCCATGGTACCGAAAGGACTGGGGTCCTGGAGGCCATTTCAATCCAATGCGCAGAATATGATGGTACCATGTAATGAGTTCGATCCTGCTATTCTCGATAAAGCTGCTGAGGATTTGTATCAACATCATTTTAAGGTGTTAGAAGATTGCTGGCTCAGGGAGAGTGTGCATTTTATAACAGATGATGTTGCTATTAATGGTGTTGCTGGAATATCTGGTATGGATAGGATAGATATGTCCACCTCAGCCGGTCATCCGGTTGATAAGCCTAAATCTACGCTGATCGATATGGATAGGAGTGAGATGGATGATCATGGTGTTTTAACTAAGATTGTATTTAAGCAAGAGGTATATGATCGTGTTCGACATCTCGAGAATAAGATTTTGGCAGGAGAGCGGTTGTATGCTATCTTTAGGGCCAATGTTAAAGATGAACCTACTAAGCTCACGAAGGAGCAATTGCGTATCTTCGCTGGTACGCAAATTGACTTTCTTATTTTGTGTAAGAAAGCCCTTAGTGGTCTTAATAGGGTTATGCAGATACATTGGGATAAATTCGAATGCTGTATTAGTGCTAATTGTTATGATGATGATTGGACCAAACTGTTTAGAAGCATTTATCAAGGTGATGATAATCGTTTCTTTTGCGGAGATTACAAGCATTGGGATAAATCACTTAGTCCTACGCTGCTACGAGCTGCTGCTGGTGTTATCAAGAGATTATGTGCTGCATGTGCGTATACACCTGATCAATTGAAGATAGTTAATGCTATTCTTCTCGAATTGATATATCCTATTTATGAGTGGGATGGTGTATATGCTCAATTTTTATCATCGATGCCATC